TGAATTAGAAAATATTGATAAAAATCTTAGTTATTTAAATAAATCAATTATAAATAAAAATATATTATTAAAGAAATTTAAACAGTATAATAATGAAGTAGATAAATTAAATAATACATCATTTATAAAGGTATATCCAGAGTTAACAGAATGGTACGAGAAAATATAATTAATTATTTAGGAATATCACATTCTTACGGAGGAACTAATTGTATTACCTTAATAGATGCTTTTTATAAAAAAGAACTTAATATTGATTGTTTAGAAAACCTAATCCCTAAAAATTTAGAAGAAGAGGGTAGAAGGTGGATGACAAAGATTACTCTACCCCAAATTCAAGAGTGGGCATTACTACATGGTGAAAAAGTAACATTGACAGATGCTCAAGATTTTGATTTAATGGTTTTTAAGTCATTAAAATCGGAAAGACCAATACATTTTGGTATGTTTTTAAAGCCATGTCATATGCTACATCTTGAAGAGGGGAGAACATCAAGATATGAGACAATTACAAACGAGTGGGCAAACTGTTTCCATGCAATCTATAGACACCATTCCTTGGTATAATAACTATTTAAATTTTCCATATAAACATCTTGGTAATGATCCAGAAACAGGTATTGATTGTTTTAATCTTTGTCGGTTAATTTATAAGGAAAAATTAAATATTGATATACCTTATGACACTGCTGATTGGTGTAATATAGTTGATGAAGATTGGTATAATAAAACTAGTATAGACAATATTGGAAAAGCAGCTACAGAAGCTTTTGGTTGGAAGAAAACTACAGATTTAGAAAAATTTAATATTATTACTATGTCTATTGGATCGACAAATGTTACAAATCACTGTGCTTTATATCTTGGAGATAATAAGATATTACAAACAATGATTGATAAGATAAGCTGGGTTGCTCCTTATGGTAGATATTATAAAAATTATACAATAGGAATGTTTAAATGGATAGGTATGCCGAATTAATTGAAAATATGAATAATCATGCTCTTAGAGATTATCCGTTAGAAGCTTGCGGAGTGATTTTAAAAGATTTTACATATGAACCATGTAAAAATCTTAGTGATTATCCAAAAGATACTTTTATATTAGATCCTGCTATTTTTATTAAACATGATGAAAATATTTGGGGAGTTTTTCATTCACATCCTGGCAGTGATCAACCAATTCCAAGCCAAGACGATAAAGTTAGTGCTGCATTCCAAGAGTATAAATTTTTAGTTGGCTTCAATAATAAATTTTTTATATACTGGATGGATAGTAAAATTGATGCTTTAAAGTTTGAGCCATTTGAGGAGAAACACTGTATTGCTAACAATTAAACCTGTGGGTTCTGTTAAACACTTTTTTGAGGAAGATGAATATGTTATTGACGTAAAAAATTGCGTTGATGTACTTTTATATATTCAATCTATGCATCCACGGTTAGCTTTATTCATGAAGCAGTCAGGAATTTTTGAAACAATTGAAGATATATGTTTTTTAGATAAAGATGGTAAAATAATTGATCCTCAAACATTTCCTTTTCATAGATTTGAAAAAGAAGATGATATACTTTATATAGCTCCTGTTATAGCAGGTGGGGGTGGTAGAGTAGGTATGGTTATCGCAATTGTCGCGATTGTTGTTATAGCTATTTATGCCCCTGCTCTAATTGCTGCGATAGGGCCGCAAGCTGGTTTGGGCGGGGTTGCTGCAGAGGCTTCGTTAGCTGCTGGTGGTTCTTTTTTATCGGCCAGTATTGGCAGTGTTATAACAAACATAGCAATTAGTTTAGCTTTAAATTTAGTTCAAGCTTTATTTACTTCAACTCCTAAAGCTAGAACTAGAGAGGTAACAAAAGATTCTGGAACTCGTTCTCAAAATGATTCTTTTGGGTCATTAACAAATTCAACAGCTAGCGGCACTCCTATAGCATTAAATTATGGATTAATGAGAGCAGGTGGTCAATTTTTAAGTGGTTATATAGTAAGCTCACAACATGCTAAAAATGATGCGCCTAGTGTAGCATCAATATTTAATTCTAATCAAAGTCCTTTGTCTACTGATGCACAGGAAGCTGTGTAATGTTAGTCACTATAAAACCACAATCAGTTTTTAAAGATTTTTTTGATGAAAAAGAATATAAAGTTGAAATAAATTCATATTATGATATTGAATTTTATTTAGTAAGTATGCATCCTCGTTTTAATGCTTATATATCTAATATTAAACAAGGCATTAGTAATGAATCTTTTACATACGTTACACAAGATTTAAAAACTATTGCAAGAAGTGAATATGCTATTAAAAAAGTAAAAGAAGATAGCATAATTTATATTGCACCTGTAATTACAGGAGGTGGCGGCAAAAAAGGAGCATTGTTTGCAGCTGTAGGTCTTGCTATAATTGGTGGTTTTGCTGCTGGTGGGGGATTTGGTGGTGGTTTTAGCTTTGATACTCTTGGAACTAATGTTGGTGGTTTTTTTGGCGGTTCCGAGGGCGCTGCAAAAGGTTTATTCAGTGCATTAGACGGGATTCCAAGTTTTATAAAAGGTATTGTAGGAAATTTAGCTATATCTTTAATTACATCACTTTTCACATCAAAACCAAAAGGTAAATCTATATCAGTTGCAAAAGATTCGGGAACACGAGCACAGAATAATATTTTTGGATCACTTCAAAATACAACAGAACCAGGAACAGCTATCTCACTTAACTATGGTCTTATGCGTATAGGCGGTCAATTTTTAAGTGGGTATATAGTAAGTTCACAACATGCACAAAATGATACACCTAGTGTGGCATCAATATTTAATGCTAATCAAACACCATTAGCAGCAGAAGCTCAGGGGGAAGAATGACGGCTTTAAAGCAGTATATAGTACATAATGGGCAGAAACTTCCCTATGTAAAAGGATCTAAAGGATGTTTTATAGGTGGTACTCAGATTTCTATGGCTGATGGTACTAAAAAACCTATTGAGAAAATTAGACTTGGAGATTTAGTTCTATCTTTTAATAAACAAGGCGAACTTGGTCCTGCAAGTGTTACAGAAACTCATACACATAAAGAAGATCAGTTTATAACGATTATTCATTGGAAAGGTCAAATTACGGTAACTCCTAATCATTGGATATTAGTTGAAGATGGATTATTTGTTGAGGCAGGAAAACTAGTTGCTGGAGAAGACCAAATTGTTACTGAAGACGGAAAAATCTCTCCTATTGATGAAATTATTTCTGCAACATCTGCAACAAGTCATAATTTTACTGTAGCTAATAATCATACTTATATTGCTGATAATGTCCGTGTACATAATAAAGGTGGAGGTAAAGGCGGCGGTGGAGGCGGTGGAGGTGCTGTTGAAGATCCTAATACTAAATTTTCTACAGATATTATGTTTACTACTATTGGATTTGGAGAGGGCCCCGTATATAGAATTAATGCAAATGGTCCTCAAGACATTGAAATTCAAGATGGTAATATTGATGACTTAATTAATCTTGATGGAGATGGAGAAGAAAATACAACTCTCTTTAAAACTCTTACTAATACAGGCACCTTAACACAACCAGCATTACGTGTATTTGGAGAAGAGATTGCTACTCCACAAAACTTTACTTCTACTGTAAAACTTAAAAAAGGAAATGTAGGCGGTATTCCTGAGTCAAAAGTTGAATTACAAGATACAAGCGCACAAGCATGGGATGCTCTTAGGTTTGCTTTTGAATTACGTGGTTTGATAAATCAAGATGATAGAGGTAATATTCGTGGACATTCTGCAGAAATTTCTATTGAAGTATTTGATAGAACTGGTACAACATCTATTATGCCAGATGCCTTACCTCATCTAGAGAGTATAAGTGGTAAAACAAATACTACATTTAGATTTGATGTAACTATTCTTATTCCTGAAGAATTTAGATCTGATGATGGATATAAATTTACTATTAAAAAGACTTCTGATGATAGTGATTCTTCTAAGATTCATGATGAAATTGCGGTTAAAGGTTGGACAGAGATTGAATTTAAACGACAAGCATATCCTCGAACTGCTCATATAGGCTATGCAATTAAAGCACATTCTGAACACGTAGGAGGTGTCCCTAATTTTACTTCTTTAGTTAAAGGACTTCTTGTAAAAGTACCTTCAAATTATAATCAACCTATCTTAGAAACAGGAGAAATTGATTGGAGAGAGTTAGAAGTTGCAGAGGGAGGTTCTACAGGTGATTCTTATCAAGAAAATGGGTATTCCTTACAGTTTAAAGGAGCTGACACAAAACTTACTGCTTCTAATCCTCAAATTTACGTAGGTACATGGGATGGTACTTTTGTATTTAGTTGGACACAAAATCCTGTTTGGATTGTATATGATATGCTAACTAATACTACTTATGGCTTAGGTATTCCAGAAGATGTAATTGATAAGTTTAAATTTTATCAAGTTGCTCAATACTGTGATGCTTGTAATGCTATAACAGGTAAATTTGATGGCATAATTGCTTTAAGTGATGGCACGTTTAGACATAAACCTCGTGGAAAATTTAGTACTATTAGAACAAATCAATTTGGGTTATCTATTGATAAATCAATTGTAGAACGTAGATTTACTTGTGATATAACTATTTCTGATCAAGGACAGGTAATGGATATATTAAACCAAATCTGTTCTATCTTTAGAGGTGCATTAGTTTATAATATGGGTAAGTTAACTTTTGCAGTAGATATGCCTGATGAGTTACCTGCTGCAATGTTTAATGAAACTAATATTAAAGATGGTTCTTTTCAAATATCTGGTATTAAAGAAAGTGATATTATAACAGCAGTTGATGTAAGTTATATTGAACCTACTAATCACTATAAACGAGAAACTGTAAGAATTGATACTGTAGACAGAAATGATGGTAGAGATAAAAGTGCTTTAGAAAATCTATCTACTCTTGATTTAATAGGAGTTACACGTAGAAGTCAAGCATTACGGTATGCTCATTATCATATAGCTGCATCTAGATATTTAAGACGACGTTGTGAATTTACTACTAGTATTGAAGCAATTAATATTGCTCCTGGAGATGTTATCTCTATTTCTCAAAAAATGAATGGATTGGGATTTGGTTTTGGAGGTAGAGTACGTGCTAACTCTGTAGTAACAGGTACTGGAACAAATAAAGCACAAACATTTTTTGAATATTTTACAGAACCTACAATCCCTACAACATTTTTTACTAGTAATACTAATCCTCTTGCTATGAGAATTTATAAACAAACTTCTGATCGAGTAGATTTATATTTACTTAGTAATACAAATTTTGATTTAATTACTACACAACAAAGTATACCCGCAACTACTAATACTAATCTTCTTTCCAATGCTAATGTTAATTTTGGTATAGATGCCGCTAATGTAACTGTTACACATATGTACAATGTAATAACTCAAAAGTTTGATGCTTTTAGTGCTTGGCCAGCTAATGTAGCACCAGAAAAAAATGATATTTGGATGGTAGGAGAGATTATTAATCCTGGCATACCTACTTCTACTACTGCGGATATTTATAGTAATAAAGCAGGAAAATTATTTAAGGTAACAGGAATAGAACGAACTGAGGAGCATGAAATAGGAATTGAAGCTATTGAATATGTTTCAAATGTATATGTTGATTCAGATACTTTTATTGATTACACACCTACTGCTTATACAGATATATTGTCACCATTTACACCACCTCCTGCACCAAAATTTGATTTAAGACCTATACCAAGACGTACAGCCGATGGAAGTGTGGTAGTAGATGTGCATATTGATGTATTTACTGAACGGCAAGATTATCCTTTAAAAATTCAAACAGATTTTTTTACTTCTTTCCCTAGAGTAACACAAAAAGTTACTAATCTTACTTCTACTATTGGAACAATACCTTCTACTTATAAACTAGCTAATGCAGCCGGATTAACTGATAATCATATTCCTGCCGTTTTAACAGGAAAAAATGGTTTTAGTGGTACTACAGGAGAATTAAGACTACTTTGCAATGCTGTCTCTGAAACAGCTGCTGGCGGTGGAGATACTACAGAATTTATAGAATTTCAAGTAGAAGGTTTAAATGTAGCTTTTGACTTTAATTTTGGTAAACATATATTAAATGTAAATGATTCTGCTTCTTTTCAAGGACTTAAAGGTGTTGATCAAATGTCTTTTCCTGTTAATGAAAAAGCAAATACAGGAGCACCTCTTGGTTTTGTAGGTAATAATCCTAGAACTGTAGGGTTTGCTGCACCTGTTTTAGGTTTTAATTCTAATGGTACTTCAACAAATTCTAGTTTAACAATAGCAGACAATAAACTAATAATAAATAACCCTACTTCTACAGGAAGTAGTACAAGATTATTTGCAGCAATACCAGCACCTCCTTTTTATGTTAGTTTAAATCAATTATTAGATTCAAGATTTTACGCTAATAATAGTTTCTATATTACAGGTACAGAATTTGAGCATACACAAACTAATTCTGTATCACTGATTAATCCTGTAGGCACAGCTACCTCAGAAGCAAGAACATCTCATGTAGAGCCTTTAGAAATAGTTCCAAGAGATAAAGGTTTTATAACGGCTTTTGTAGATGGTCTTGAAATTGCTGCATCAGATTTTAATTTACATAAAGGAATATATCCTGCAAATGTTGAATTTTTATCTTTAAATAGTACTAAAAGTGCAGTTCGAGTAGTTGTTGATCATTATACTGTACCTACTGTTGAAGTTGGTGATAATGTTCAATTTTCTTCTGGAAATGTTTTCCCTGTAATTGCTACAAGCTATGATAGCACACAAACAGTGAGTAATCAGTATACTAGTAATACTGTTATGACACAAAATAATATATTTACTATTACAACAGGAGGAGAGAGTCCTAAAGCTAATGTAGGTGGTTTGACCTTTATTAATATCTCTTCTGATGCAACAGGGCAGGTTGGTAATGTAAGCGGTACTACTTTTACTTTAGATTATGATACAGCTACTTTTCCAGGTCAGTTTAATCTTGCTAATAATGGTGTTTATGATATTTCATTAGGCAGTGATTATGATCAAGTATTTTTAACACAGGATAGACGATTACCAAATATTCAACCAGGTCCAATATCTGTAAAAGCACGTAATAGAAACTTTCAAGGTAGAACAAGTCCTTTTAATGTTAAAACTATTATAATTAAAGAAATTCCTATACAAAAAGTAGTAGGACTTGCTATATCTGAAAGTTTATTTATTGATAGAAATAAAGGAGTTTCTGTACGAGCAACTATTGAATTTGAACATATTACTGGACAAGAAGTTACAGATTATGAAATTTCTTATAAACTAACAGGAGAAGCGGCAGATTTAACTACTTTTAATACTGTTAAAGTATCTTCTGCAGGTATTGATGATGATGGTAAAATGAGATTTACTATTAATAATATTGACCGTGGTAGTGCTTCTGGTGTTAATTCATTAGTAGTAAGAGTAACACCTTTAAATAAAGAAATACGAGGAATTACTGCTGAAACTTCTGTAATTATTGCAGGTAAAACAGCGGCTCCTACAAATGTATTTGATTTATCTGTAGGACAAAGTAGTGATCAAATAACACTATTTTGGACATATGTAACTCCTTTAGATCTTGACTTACAAGATGTAGAAATAAGAAGAAGGCCTGGAGAAGTTTCTAATACAGTTGCTAATTTTAATACAGCAGCCTCTCTTGTTACGGTATCCGCAGGTGTTAACCGTAAATCTGTTCCTATTGATACTTTTGGTGAGTTTACTTATCTTGCAAGAACAAAAGATACAAGTGGAAACTTTAGTGAAGATATTAAAGGATTTACTTTTACTTCTGTAGCTCCCGCTAGTGAAGAACCTGTATTTGCTTTTAATGAAGATTCTCCTTCTGTTAATTTTTCTGGTATTACTAATACTAATGCAGGAGAAGCTAACTATCCTTCTTTTACTACATCAAACTCAGGTGGTTTAACTTTTGCAACTGTTCCTGGAACATCTGCTCCTAGTAGTATTACAGATAACTCTAACGGATCAAGTTCTGGATGGTCTGCAACAGGTGATGCGGATGATCTTTTAATGGAGGGTGCTTCTGCACAGTATGTAACTGCTATTAGAGATATGGGTGTATTAGATTTTTATCGTGTTGAACTAGATTTTCAAGGTGATCAAGCTGTTAAGTCTACATATAATGATTTAAAAACAGATATATTATCAGATAGTTCAGAAGCAAATACAACATCAGATACAACAATTATTAAAGCTTCTGGTATAGGTACATTACTCGGTACTACTTATGGCGGAGCATTTGATGCAAATAATAAAACATTAGTTGATGATTCTTCAACAGGTATTACTAATTCTCAAAATGTTTTTGCCATTTGGAATGATGGGCAATATACAGGAAATGTTATATCTATAGCAGCAATAACTAAAGCATCTCCTACTGTTATTACTACTTCTGGAAGTGAACATGGTCTGGTAAATGGTAATAGAATTATAGTTCATAATGTATCAGGAATGACTGAGATTAATAATAAAGAACTTTTTGTTACAAGAGTAAATGCAACATCTGTTCAATTATTTACAGATGCTGCTAGATCGACTGCTTTAAATTCCGGTTCTTTTGGTACTTATACAAGCGGAGGAGTTCTTGATCAAGGTGATTTTGCAAATGCAAATTCATATGCATTAATTGCTGCTGTTATAAGTGCTGATTCTATAAAACTAGGTAATACTTTTTTTGCTAATGGAAATTCTACTGGAAGCAATGTTCTTGCTAATGTAGGATCAGCGGCGGGTAATGCTTTTAAACTTGTTGATTTACGAGATTATAATGATAGTACTACCTTTAGTTTTGATGGTGGTGGTAGCGATATTACTAGAGGAATTAAATTAAGACTTTCTACACAAAGTAATGTATATTTAGGAAATGGTGCTACAGGATCAAATGGTAATGTAAACGTAGTTCAATTTGTAGCTTCCTCTATTGATGGTGGTTTCCAGGCATTTGAAGCAGGAGAAAAGCAATTTAGATTTATGCAATTAAAATTTGATATAACAAATATCAATCCTAATGAAAGTGACTTTACATTAGATAAAATTCGGTATACAATAAGTCAACAAGAGAAAAATTTCTCAACATCTGTTGCGTATGATGCCGCACCTAAAACTATTGATTGGTCTGCTAAAAACTTTAGAAAAATACCGAGAGTTTCTGTATCAACTGTAGATGCAGGAAATGCAGTGTTCGGAGTATTTACGGCTTTAAGTAATACAGCAGGGACTGTAAAAATATTTAAAAGTGATGGAAGCGCAAAAGCAGCAGATAGTTCTGCTACAATAAATGTTAGTGCGACAGGGGTTTAAAGATGGCGTTAGTTGATTCAAATACTTATATAGAGCCTACAGCAGGAACAGCTTTGTCTACTGCTAGATTACAACAAAATCAAAGTTACAGATCATTATTAACTAATTTTAGTAGTGATGGGCCACCTGTTGGGGTTAATATGCTTTCCTCTGGAGATGGTTTAACTGTTTCTGGAACAGGATCTGATGTTGATGGTATGCTATATCATCGTTCAAATGCAAATGGTTCTATACTATATGTAAGTGATAGTGCTTCAACTATTGGAGCAGTTGCTGGAACTAACTTTACTCGTCGAGGCATTTTTCGTAATGAAGAAAATATGGGTGATCTTCTTAAAAATGCTATAACTTATGAGCTAGGAGAACTAGCTTCTGTAGCTAATAACTCTTCCACTGCTAATGCTCGTTTATACCTTGCAGCTTCTAATAGTGCTGGAACTGCTAAATTTGTTGATGTAGGTATTCCACCTAATAATGGATCAATAACTAATACTATGATTAGTCTTGGTACAGGTGGTACAGGATCAGGCATTACTGAAGATCGTATGAATGTATTTTCTGTTTTTAATTCTGGAGGTACTGGCGATACTAATGTAACTTTCTCAGTACGATCTGCTTTTAATCATGGTGGAAGTGGTGGTACAGCTACTAATGGTGCTAATGTATCTATTGGTTTTAACACACAAAATAGTGCTGCAAATGCTTCGATTGTATTCTACGGTGCAGGTACTGGCGCTACCACTGGTACTAAATCTGGATTACGGGTACACGGAACAAACGGTGCAAACTTAGCACCTATTGCTGCAAACGTAATAATGCAATCTATAGTAGGAAATGGTGTTGGTAGTAATGATGCAGCCCCGTTAGTGCCTGTTGGATCTATGATGTTATGGCCAGAAACAACAGCACCTAGTGGTTGGTCTTTAGCAGATGGAACAGCTATAAATAGGACAACATTTGCAGGATTATTTGCCTTAATTGGGACAGATTTTGGAGCGGGTAATGGTACTACTACTTTTAATTTACCAGATTTTCAAGATAGAGTTGCTATAGGAAAAGGTGCAAATAATGCAGTTGCTGCATCACAATCAAGAATGAGGGCTTCGTCTAAGCTTATTACAGATTCAGGATCAGCTGCTTTGACAACAGCAACTACTACATTTGCTTCATCCGCAAAAGATTCGGCAACAGCAGTAGGACTAACAGGAGTAACTGCGGGAGGACATACTCATACTGCAACACTTCCGTCTTTAACTGTAAACTATATAATTAAAACCTAAGAGGGGAATTATGGAATATATAAAATTTGAAATTGATGAATTGACAAATAACCAAGTTTTCTGTCAATATAGAGAAATAACAGAAGAAGGAAAAGGGGATCTTTTAAGTAGAACCTTTCCTATAGAAAAATTATCAGAAGAAATACCTCAAATTTCTCAAATGGTACAGGGAGTTATAACTAATATTTATTATGAACAACGTGGTGATTTTATCATTACAGAAAAGAAAAATATAAATAATATCATAGTTCCATTAACAGAAGATGAAATTGAGTTTTGTGTAGATACTGCTAAACAAGCTTGCATCGAAGAACTATGGGATGAATTATTAAAACCTCCTTCAGTAGACGAACAAGTTGAAGATTTTATAAAACAATTCTTTGAAGAAGATGATGAAGAACCTTTAGAACAAAAAGATTTTCTTGCAGAATTTTTTGAAGAATTAGAGGAAGAAGCTAAAACTGAGTCTAAGGACTAATTCTGTAAAGGAATAACAAATGGCACTTACTAGAATAACATCAACCGTAGTAGATGATAATGCAATTACTGCTGATAAAATTGCTAATGCAGCAATTACTTCTGCAATGATTGCAGCTGGGGCTATTACTGCCGATAAATTAGCAGCTAATACAGGTACAGAAGGCCCTTCTAGCGCTAGTATTAATACTGTATCAAGTAATGTTGCATCTTTACAAACAAATCTAACTGCTAATATTAATGTTGTATCTTCAAATGTTACAGCTATTACAGATGTAACAACTGATCTTAATATAGGTTCTGGTAAATACTTTTTTGATAAAAGTATAACCGCTCTTGGTATAAATAATGTGGCACCTCGTTCAGGTACTGTTTCTTTAGGTGACCCTGCTAACGTAATATTAAAATATAGTACGCTAGGAGGTAATGTACTAATTGGAGCAAAAGATACTATATCTCCGCATCGTCTTGATGTTAGAGGAACTGCAAATGTAGGAGCATTAAGTGCTACTACAATGGGAAGTATAGCAAAACCTAATGCTCTTACTGTAGATGCTGATGGTAAACTTACTTTATTAGATGATTTAGCTGTATCAGGTAATGTTGCTATAACTAAGATATCTACTTTTACTCAGCAAGTAACTATGAGTGATGACTTAATTATTACAGGTAACTTAACAGTTTTAGGCGAAACTACTACAGTAAATACCGGAAGTTTAATAGTTCAAGATAATTTTATAGCATTAGCCAATAGCCAACCATTTGGTTCTGTAAATTCTTTAGATTCTGGTATTTTCTTTAATCGAGGAAGTTCTGGTAATGCTGCTTTGTATTATGATACAAGTGCTAAAGGTTTTGCTGTTTCAGAAACACGAGATCCTTTTTCTAATACAACAATACATCCTAGTGGAGCTGCTAATTTAGTAGTAGGAGGTTTCACTACTTCTGCTTTAACTATTGGTGCAACATTAGTTACAGCAACAGCAGCAGAGCTTAATATACTTGATGGCGTTAGTGTAGATGTTTCTGCGGCAGAAATTAATCACTTAAATGGTGTAACAAGTGCTATTCAAACGCAAATTGATACAAAAATTGCTACAACCGCTTCTGCCTCAAATGATTTTATAACTTTTACTAGATTAAATGCAAATGTTAATGTTGTCCAAGATAATGTAGCAGCACTAACAGGTGGAGCTCTTATTTTAAAGCCATTTAGTAATGCTAACACACAAGCAGCTGGATCAACAGCCAATACTTTCTTTATAGGAAAAGCAATGCCTGGAAATCCTTTATCAAATATTTTAATGGTTTCTTTAGATGGTGTGGTACAAACAAAAGATGTACCTTCAGGAACTTTTGCATCTAATAATGATTTTATTGTTAATGCAGTTGCAGCACATGCATCTGTTAAGTTTACTCGTACCTCTATACCGGTAGGTACTAAAGTTCTTATTCAAGCCTTATCCGTTTCTTGATGAGACCTATTAAACAATTAACAACTGAGTTAACTTTTAGATGTAATGCAAAATGTCCTGCATGTCATAGGTTAAGAATAGATAAAATTGATTTAAACGATCCAAAATATACTTATACTCTTGACTCTTTTAAAGAACTTTTTTATCCAAAATTATTGAATAATTTAGAATGGTTAATTTTAAATGGTAATTTTGGTGATTCAGTAATGAATAAACAGTTTCGAGAAATAATTTCCTATGTTAAAGAACACGGAACAAGATTACTTATTCATACTAATGGCGGTATACATGATGATAGTTATTGGAGTGATGTAGGTAAGATACTTAAAAAAGATGATATTATAAATTTTGATTTAGACGGACTTGAAGATACTCATCATATTTATAGAATTAATACTAAATTTGAAAATGTATTATCTCATGCTAAAGCTGTAATAGATAATACTGAGGCTAGTGTTCATTGGAAATATATAGTATTTGAGCACAATAAGCATCAAGTAAATAAAGCTAAAGCTTTGGCAAAAGACTTAGGGTTTAATACTTTTTCTTCTGTTAAAACAAGTAGAGAATTTGCACGACCTTTAAGTGGTAGTTTTGTCCATAGTAAACGTACAAAACAGTACGAAGAGGCTGAGAAAAAGATTCACTGTGTATGGGCAGATTGGGGTAAATGGTATGTATCTCCAGAAGGTTTAGTATTTAGATGTTGTTGGACAGGTGGTCATTACTATGATTCAGATAATTCACGTTTTTATTATCCTCCAGAGTTTACCAATAAATTTAATGGATTTTATGTTCCCATTGAAAAAATAATTAGTTATAATTATTGGAGTAAACTTAGCAAATATCTTGAAGGTTATGAGCGTAGTTTTTCTCTTTGTAAATCTCAATGTGGGAAGATTGTTAGTAGTATTGAAAAAGTAGAAGAAGATTTACACAGTGGACATATGGTAAAGGTTGATGCACATGATCAAAGGGGTAACTAATGATACATAATGATATTGATATAGGTAATTGGGTATATAAAGGTCCACGAGATTTTGTGATAAAACTCATGAACAAATTTGGTATACCTTATTATATAGAAAAATCTCCTACTACTAATGAAGCTTACTCTGTAACTTTTAAAAATATTGATGGTTTTGATATGGTTAGAGTACTTGATTCAAATACTAATAAATTACATCCATACCCTGCTAAAATTTATGTAGAAGGTAGTTTATATTTTACAGTACCTCCAGAATTGGTAGGACCACTTAAAGCTGCTTCAGCTACCATTATGATTGATGAGCTTAATCAGTTAGTAACAGGAAAGTGTGCAAGTTTAAGTATAGCAGCAGCTACAGTTCAATTCGTAATTGACGCTGTTAATGGAATCGCACAGCCTACAAGAGAAGAATATGATAAACGGTTAAAAAGTATTATTAACAATAATATATTAGAGCCAAAAATTTCATGGTGGGAAGATGGGTTAAATGAAATGAATACTGATAAAAGTTTACAACACGAAAAAACAGAAGAATTTGAATTAATTATAAAAGATGGACATACAGATGTAGCATCTTCTAAAAGACAAATGAAAAAGATTCAAGAAGATATAGTTGATATGTATAATTCTCTTATATCGAAAAAAGAAGAAGAAGAGCTACCTTCTTGGTGGACTAATAAACTTGCTGTTTCAGCAGCGTATTTAAACTCTTTAAGAGACTATATTGTATATGAGACTAATGAAGCAGCTACACAAAATACAGAAGATTCATCAAGTTCGTTTTTAGTATTTAGAGATGATGATATAGATGTAGTTCCTGTTGATAATAGTGATATGTTACCTCCTTCAGTCTTACAAGCAAGAAATGATGAGAATAATGCCTCTTAAACGTGGTTATAGTGCTAAAACTATAGGAGCAAATATTAGAAAACTTAAAAAAGAAGGACGTTCTCAAAAACAAGCAGTTGCTATTGCATTGAGTAATGCAAGCAAATTAAAAAAGAATAATAAAAATAAAAAGAAGTAACAAAAAGAAAAATAACTAGCAAAATTCAAAGTGCGAAAAATAAAGTTTTGACACTTCACGCATTTTTTGCGAATATAAACATATTGACGTAAGACTTCAAGGATATTTCCGAAATCTTATAGATCTTATATAATAAAAGGAGAAAGTTATGGCGAATAACCAAATTCATCGAGTTAGTCCTGAGTTAACTAATAATGCTCAATTTAGAGACATTCGATCTATTCCTACGACTATGCTTAAAGACGGAGATACAATTTTGGTATATCCTGGAGAGTATAGTGATCCACGTACTGCTAATGTGGGTAATGTTACTATTAAAGGCTTTGGCACAGCATCCAATGTTAGATTTGCAGGGTTTTCTGTTTTGTCTGATATGCCTGCTAGTAGCACGATTGACATTGAAAACGTTCAAATTGAAGCCCCCGGCTTAATTGTCGGTAATTCGGCTGTTACTGTTAACGTAAAAGATTCTCACATTGATGGAACTACGGGCACAAACCGCGCTGCTGCTCTTACTGTAGCTAATGCAGCTGTTCTTGTTGGTGTTCTAGATTCTAATGCGGCTGTTGCTGCTACAGATGCGGCTTCTACCGTTATCCTAACCCGTTGCATGCTCGGCGACAATGAGATTCATGGTTATGGTGTAGTTTCACACAATAACTCTGGCTCTATTGTTATGCGAAATTGTCACGTTCAAAATGATGCAGGACTTTTAACTAA